TAATACGTGACCATCTAGCGTTGTCTCCTTTAGGTTGAAGATGACTTAACCAAGGAGTTTCAATGATTAGCTTCTGTAAGAAGATAGACATATTGTCAGCTCGCTCTTTACTAGCTGAGATGATCATAATCTTCTTTTCAGGGTCACAAAACAAGGTCCAAAGCACAAATGCGCCTGTAATCCAAGATTTACCGACACCTCGAAAGGCTTGAATCTGTAAACGCTTTGGACCGTGTTGCAAATAGTCAGCAATCGCATACTGAGCCCTTGTAGGGGATGGCAAATCAAGCTGATCCCAGATAGCACTGAGAAACACCTTGAAATCTTCTTTTAGAGCTTGTACAATGTCCATATCAGAATCCTAATGCATCAGCAGCTGATTCAAACCAATCCCTAGCTTCACGTGATGCTTGAGGAGTGTCTATCTTAAGACTGCCTGGTGTGGTACGCTGTTTATTTCTATCCATCCGTATTTGCATACGTTCTTGATTACGTTTGATGTCAGCAGCCTCTTTAGCTGCTCTTTCCTTCTTACGAGCTTCTGATTCAGTCACACTAAGCAATCCAGCTTCAAGAGTGCCGTCAGCAGTTGGTCTAGCCTTCAGAGTTTCGTAAGCGATTGCAGCAGGGACAGCAAGTTTAGCGGCAGTACCTAAAGCAGCACCAACTGTAGCTCCAGCAGCAGGAGAAGCCGCTGATATAGCTTTAACACCACCTTGAATGACTTTACCTGTAACCCTTCCAGCTACTTCACCAGCAGCGAAAGTAGTAGCAGCTCTATATACATCACCTTCAGCTAGGGCTTGCATTGCTTCCTGATCCATCACCACAGCAGATACACCCCATACACCGACCTGGTTAAGGTTATTTTTTATGTCCCAAGCATTCATAACATGCTTTCTTGAATTGCCAGTAACAGTATCAATAACATTAGCTACTTGTGTTTTTACTCCCTCACGAACCTGCCTAACAGCGTTGCCCCATGACGGTGTAACATCGAATAGAGTAGATTTACTAAACAGGTAGTTGTTGACTGTTTTCTTAGCTGCAATGATAGCATCTGTTTCAGTCATTCCACTTCTGATATATTCAGCTGTCAGCTGTCGATGGGAATCATTAGCGTGTAGTTCCAAGATTTCCATCATGTTTTCATTCCACACTGTTCCCTGAGAAGGAGTAACTACATTAGGGTTATGCACGTTCAGGCCTTCAGCCATTTCCCTGATAGACTCATCAACGGACACATAGAGACCGGAGAACTTTGTAGGTGCTAACGTCTTACCCTCAGCAGTTAGAGTCTGTTCGTAAAGAGCAGCAATAGCACTCTCAGGAAGATCCAAGTCTCTTGATATTGTTCTGAGATACCTGATGGTACTACCGTGGGCACGATTAAGCATTCCATGCTCAGGCATGATACCTTTGTGAGGTGCGCCGCTACCACCCATAGCTGATTCAGGATGACCCATATCAACTTCTGAAGCCTTTCCCCCTTTACCTAATAATCTGGTAAGCCTATCCTTCAGGTCCAAAGCCTCACTTTTAAGAGATGTCCATAGTTCAGCATCCTGCCCAGTAAACTTCTCTAGAATCTCTTTATCAGGCCCTATGATCTTACCAGTTTTCCTATCTCTTTTCGCCTTATTTTTACCCCACATAAGTCGAACGTATCTGGCGTAATCATCAAGCCACCCATCACCGAACATCTTCTTCAGGACTTCGCTTTCTCGCATCAGTCTTAAAGACTCAGGGTCTGGACTCATACGCAATGCTCGCTTATTCAGTTGACCCTCTTTAGGGCCTTTCCCTTTAGAGGTGAACATCTGGTCACCCATTAAAGGGGTTCTATTACCTTCTACACCTAACCGTTGCCGAACTTCTGCATCAGTCTGCCCAGCCTGCTTCAGTTCGAACCACTCTGCTTCAAACTGATCCATGGATTTGTATTTTTCAGGTATCCATCCTTCTCTTTTAGCAGCCTTAAACCATTGGTGCCTTTCCTTTTTTGATGCTTGTTGTATCTGCTCTGGGCTATATTTATTTGGATCAAGGTTATTCTCACTACGTTTTCCGTCTAGTGTAGGTAGTTGTTGATACGATCTTACGTTTGGCATTATTCAATGTGTGATAGGATTAGATTCTCCCTGGGAGTGAAGCCAAAGGTGCTTCTCATCCACTGGAGCCAGTTCTGTGAACCTTTAGCCTGATTACATTTCCTACACGATGGTACAAGATTACTTGCCACTGTCTTACCCCCAAAACATTTAGGGCGAACGTGGTCAAGAGTGAGCTCAGCTTCGTCATAATGCTTTCCACAATAAACACAAGTGTTACTGAAGTGCTGCTTAATGGCCTTTCTCCAAAGGCGTTTAGCTTCTGGACTTGTCATCGTTATTAGGTTGTAGAGGTAGTAATCAGGTGATGGGAATACGGGAATCATAGGTAATATCCCCCCAGGATGGCCTAGAAGGGGCCTCTGGAGGGGCGAAGGTACGAGTAGACCTAAGAGGCAGCTAAGGGGCCTTCTTCAGCCTCCTAGCCACCTCTCAGTGAGGATTAGGCGTAGCGCTTACCCTTCCTGGGGCGGGCACGGTTCTTACTAGGTGATTCTAGTTTTCCCGTGTGTTTACCAGTGTGGGAAGCATCCTTACCATCTCCATTACCGTATGTTCCGAGTTTCCGATTTAGTTTGTTAGCACGAGTACGAATCTTCATACCCTCAGCAGTTTTGTTGTATTCAGACTGCTGCTTGAGTCTCCTAGCCCGTGCTTTTGGGTTCTTCTTGTAATACTCGGATGTTTTCATTGGTTTACTTCATCCTACGCTTGAGGCCAGTCTTCTTACCCTTACCGCGAGTAAGAGCATTCTCACGTCCTCTTAGTTTGCTAGCCTTACCCTTACCACGGGTTAGGGCGTTCTCACGGCCAGTCAGCTTAGGAGCCCTACTAGAAGAGGCAGACTGCTTACCAGCAGCTGTTGAAGAGCCCTTAGAAGCGGGCTTACTCACCTTAGGCTTAGGAGCAGGAGTTGTATTAGTACCGTACTGCTTGTTACCTCTGGATTGTCCAGTTAGACGTAGACGACTCTCCATGCGGGAGATCATTGATTTAGCTTTCTGGCGACGACGGTCATTCATAATTTAAAAAAAGTTAAGTTATTTGTAAACTCGCCTTTGAACGAGTTCAGGGTCAATGTTTGGGATAAGGCTTGCCAACTTAGAAAGGTTCTCATTCTCAAGGGCAATACCGCTGATGTCATTCTTAGCTAGCCAATCACAAGCTGTCTTGATGTCTTGGATCGTTGCTTCGCCACTCTTAACACGGTTCAGTAGTTCTTTGGTTACAGAGTTATGCAAATCATTGAACATATCCTCTGTAGCCTTCTTATGCTTAGCCACGCCTCCTCCTTCTCTCCATCCGTTTACGTTTACGTTCAATACAGCTAGAGAAGTTTCTACCTGTATCTTCAATTTCGACGTGAATTACTTCCCAACCATTCCGATCACCGAAATACTGGTATGTAACTCCGTCTTCTGTATGCCTCTCACGATTCGAGGGCTCTCTTGGGAAATTTGCCATTTGTCTATAGATAGGTTCGTCCAGCAGCTTCACGAGCAAGTCGTCTTGTTTCAAAGGGCCAGTGGTCCTCAAACGGCCACGGTCTGTATCTGTACTGCTCACCGAGGACAAACGTGTAGAACTGCTCTTGACCTTCATCGTCAAGGTAGTACACATATATGAGTTGCTGTTGAGACGGTACGACTAACTGAGCAGCAGCACCGCTAATTTGTACATTACCGGGGTCACAAGTTAGTTGATAGACACCACCGAATGTCATCTCTCCACCAGTAAAGAAGACATCACTAGGATCGGCTACTAGGTTGTAACCGAGGTTCAGAGTAGCGTTAGACCCGTCAATCTGTACGTTGTTGGTAACCATTGTCAGGTTATATCCATGATTCAAGGCAGCATCACCGCCTCCAATCGTTACATTACTAGATGTCATAGGCAGCCTTCTGCTGACTACCAGAGTAGCTTCTCCTCCACTAATACCGACATCGCTTGGATTTGCTGTAAGTCGGACACCTGTATCGAAGGTTGCTTCAGCTCCACCAATAGCAACATCAGATGATGAGCAAGTCAATATAAGTGCTCGCTTGAATGTAGCCTCACCACCAGCTATAGAGACATCCCCTGTAGTTGCTGGCAGCTTTAAACCTCTCAATAAAGTAGCGTCAGCACCTCCAATAGCGACATCACCAGGGCTCATAGTAAGGTTGACGCTAACATTGAATGTTACATCAGAACCACTAATGGTTACATCAGATGAAGTAGCTGTTAATACTCTTCCAGCCAATAGAGTAGCATCAGAGCCAGCTACAGCAACGTCACCAGGAGTCATAACAAAATCAAGACTCCTAGATAGTGTTGCATCGCTACCTCCGATAGCTACATCTGATGGTTCAGCTACCAATCTTCTACCTCTATTGAGGGTTAGATCAGCACCAGCTATTGCTACATCTGCTGAATTTAGGGTCAAAGTACGTGTAGCAAGTAAGGTAGCGTCACCGCCTGCTACAGCAACATCTGCTGAAGCTGAGGTTAGGACACGTGCAGCAATCAATGAGGCATCTCCACCAGCAATAGCTACGTTCCCAGCATCTGCTGCCAGTGGTGAGTATTGCCTTACGATAGATGCAGTAGAGCCAGCAATAGCTACGTCCGATGATGTGAGAGTTAGTGTCCTATCAGCAGTTAGAGTAGCATCCCCACCAGCAGTAGTGACACCAGCTGACGTGCAGGTTAAGGTGTATGCGGTTCCGCCTGTTGTTGGATACTCGAACTCCACCCAGGAGAAACCAATACCACGAGCTTCGGGACCACCACCAGAGGTGTTATTTATTCCGATACCTACATCAAACACTCCCGAAGGTGTGATTTCACTTGCATCAAAGGTGAGAGACCTCGTTGTCCAAGCTGACGCAGCGGTAACACTAGGGGAAGAGACGCCCGTCCCTTCTATAGTGGTGGAATCCCAGAAGACTGTCCCTCTGTAGGGTAGCGGAGGGGTGGCGCCACCATCAGTCTCTGAGTGTCTGACCCTGAGTGTGCAGGTGCCAGACGAGGCCATATCAGTTATCTCATCAAAGGAGATTGTAAATGTCCCATCCAGCCTGTCTTTTGTATAAATCCAGGTGCTGTCATTGGCAGTGGTTGTATTGATGTCTGATACAGTCCCACCTTCAAAGCCAGTTATGCTAGTAGGCCTAACAATCGTAGTGGCCATAGCTTACCTCTGCCTTAGGCTGTAATAGTGAACAAGTCGAAAGTAGCGTTGATGTCAGCAGTCAGTGTTTCTCCGTCATTAAGTGTCAAAGCTGAGCCGTAATCCCAGTATCCAATCAAAGGGTCAGCAGCAGCTGCATCATTTGTAGCTGTAGAGTTGTAAAGGACAACATATCGAAATGGTCCGATACTACCACCAGACGCTGTAAAGACAATATCAGAAGCAGCACGAACAGTGATAACACCTCCAGTCTTATTGATAGTGAGTGATCCGCAACTCTCACCACCATTAGCACCACCAGTATAGCCACCGCCAGTAGATAATTGTGTAATGTCAGCAAGAACAGTATGAGTAGCGACGTTAGGTGTAGTGTTTGTAAGCGCCATTCTCAGGACATCAGTTGTGTCTGAGCTAAAGTCGTGTACTTGGTCAGCCAAATCCTTTGAAACGCATTCATATTTAGTCAGTGTAGCCATTGAGTAAGCTCCGTTGTGTAGTTAACTTTCTTGATAGACAGAGACAAAGATAGTCCCTGTTTTAGCCAATGGGACAATTTTATCCCGTAGATGTACGTTGTGCATACGAATACATCCAAGTGTCGGTAGAAGTTGTTGCTTAGGATTCCAAGCACCAGGCCAGCCCAATCTAGAACCTCCGCCATGGATCATAATTCCACTTCTACCGTTGTCATTTTCTTGGTTCTCCAAGTCTAGCAAATCTAGGGAGTACCAACCGTAGGCTAACTTATCTCTATACGAGGTCCGGTCAGGATTCTCATAATCACGATAGATTCTACCTACTTGATAGAGACCAGGAGGAGTGTCCGTATATCTACGGTTCCATTCCCGTTCTCCACCCTGACCTCTAGCCAGGGCCGGTCCAACGAATACCAACCCACCTGCACTGTTGTAAACCTTACAGGTTTCATTAACATCGTTGATGATGACATGAGAGTCACCATATTTGAACCCGAAATTATGGGGTGTCATTTTCGGACCCACCATTTCTACCTCCATCATATAATCTACGGTCAGGAGAAATCCAATGGATACCTCTACCGCCTAGTCGTCTGTGCCTTCTCAGGTCTTTAATTTCCTCCCTGAGGTCCAATACCTCATCAGGAGTAAATCGAATGCCCCTATCGTGATTCCACATAAATAATGCGACAATCATAGGAGCTACAATAGTGCCAAAAGAAGCAAGAGTCTGTATCTGACCACTCTTGGCTTCCAGTTTCTTTATTCGTGTTTCGTTTTCAATAGAGTGCCTAGATAGTGCAGAATCTATCCGACTTATGTACTGTTCTAACCTGTCAGATAGTCTCTCGACAGTCTCTGTCATCCGTTCTTCAGATGCAGAGATTGAATGCCTTACACCGTCTAATGACTGCAATAAGGAGTCAATGCGTACTTTCGCTTCTGCAACACTAACTTCTAGCCCACGATTTTTTTCATCATCAGTCACTGGGAGTAAAAGCAAATGGTCATTTAGAGAGCCATTTCGATCTTATTCTCATTGGCCCACCGAGTTTACGTGATTCACCAGTCTGGACGGTATCGTCTACTGGGAAGTGTTCAATACCGTCACTAAACTGTTCAATCACTGGATGGATGGGTCTTGTCACTTTGACAGCTTACGAATCTCTTCGATAACTTCTTCCAGCTGTCCTTTCACAGTAGCTACTACTTCGTCTTCCCTACGAGTAGGCTTAAGCACACTAAGAGTACGCAGCACTACCTGCACGACGCCATTCTCACGCAAGGGGCTTAGTGCAATAATTTCGCTTGATAGAAAGAGTACCAGAAAAGCAAGTACGTCGTAGCTAAGTTTAATTCCAAGAATTTCAATCATTGTTTTAAATAGTAAATGTTTATGGGGTTTCGAGTGCAGCTACGCGAGCACGCAACTCTTGTACTTCTTTGATAAGTACAGGTACGAGCTTGGAATAGTCCACGCTCAGCATTTGCTCAGGTGAGTCATCAGCAGTAACTAGACCGGGGCAGGCTCTATCGTTCAGAGATTGTATGTCCTGAGCAATGAGACCAAACCACTGGTTCTCACCTGTGGCGATCCAATCAAACTGTTTGACTTGTAGGTAGTCAATGACGTTACCGGATGACGGAGCATCAACAATGTTCTCCTTTAAGCGCTGGTCAGAGGTTGTATTGTATGAGGTAGTTGAACCGGAGATAGAGATACTTCCATGAGTGGTACCATCTTGCTTAAACTCAGCTAAGAATCCATCATTAGTGGTTCTATTGAGAATCAGTGTTCCTGCACTGTCTCTGGTGAATTCAGCCCTTCCGACTCCGAAAAGCCCACAACCACTAGTACCTAGAGCAGTCGTAGACTTTCCTACTAGTAAGTTACCGCTTGAATCAAACCTACCTCGCTCGGCTCCGCCTGTAGTAACCGCAACGGTATTAGTAGTGGGCCTATATAATCCGGTATCGACATCGTTGTTCCATGAGTAGCTTGGACTGGCAGCTGAGCCGTCATTAAGATCACGAAGCTGAGCACTAAAGTTGATTCTGT